GGCGGTCGGTCAGCGCGGCCGCGCTCTCCTGGCTGGTGATGCGGCGCAGGATGTCGCGGTAGCTCTCCTCCGTCAGCGCCAGCTCCTTCCGGGCGAGGTGCAGCTTCGCCAGCATCGCCTTGCGCGCGCTCATGGCATCGCCTCCTCGACCACCAGCTCGCGCGCGCCGGTCACGCGCTTCAGCAGCGCGCCCCACTCCTGCTCGATGTGCCGCGCGACGAAGAGGGTGGGCGCCATCAGGTGCAGCAGCTCGGGGCTGTTCTCGGTCACTTGGCAGCGGCCGATCCAGACGTTGAAGGTCGCGCGGTCGAGGTGCGGGCGCAGCAGCGGCCAGAGCTCGTGCACCGGCTCCGCCGGCTGGCCGGCGTCGCGCGTCGCCGGCGGCGCGTCGAGATAGTCCTGCCAGCGGCGCTGGCGCAGGAAGGTGCTGGCATGGACGATGAAGGCCTCGCCGATCGCGCGCTCGCGGCACTCGGCGGCGTAGGCCGCGGCGGCGGAGACGAGCTGCGCGGGCGTCGCGCCCTCCTGCACGCACCGCGTGAAGGCGGCCTCGGCCAGGGCGCGCGGGTTCGGGCGACGCGGCGGATAGGCCTTCCAGAAGGCCTCGAAGCCCTCGCGCAGCGCCCTGGGCAGCCCGCCCCGGGGGAAAAGGGTGATCTGGCTCATGACGCCCTCCGGCTGATGAAGTAGGGCGGCAGGCCGTGCCTGAGGCGGCGGGTGTTGACCTCGCGGAGCAGGCCGGTGGGCGTGAACATCGCGATGCGCGCCTCGATCTCCGCGTGGTTCGCGCGCTTGCCTCGCTCGCGCACGAGCTCCTCGTAGAGCCAATCCTTCGCGTCCTCGATGCTGGCCGGCACCGGCTCCAGCTGGCCGAGGGCGGGGGGCTTGGCGAGCGCGGGGGCACTGGCTCGCGGGGTGACCTCGCGCGCCGGCACCGGGGGCGGCGATGGCGGCGCAGTCGAGGTGCTCTGCGCCGGCACGACAGGCAGGGCGACAGAGACGGCCGAGGCCGGGGTCTCCGGCGCCGGCGCACAGGGCGCGGGTGGTGGCGGCGCGACCGTGGTGACCGGCGCCGCCGCGCGCGCCCACCCGCCCGCGGCCCGCCAGTGGTTCACCGTCTGCTTTTTCAGCCCGTTCCCGAGCGTTCTGGCGATCTCGGTCGGCCCCATGCCGGCTTCGTAGAGGCGGCGAGCGCTGGCGCGCGTTGCCTGGTCGTAGCGCCAGGAGGCCTTGAGGGCGTCCGCCGGCCTCGGCTCGCGAATGGCCGCCTCGCCCGCGCCGCGCTCGGGCGTCATCGGCCCTTCCAGCGCGCCGCGCGCGAGGCGCAGCGCCCGCTGCATGACGCGCGGCGGGATGGGCGTGGTGCGCTCGTCCAGGATGCGCTCGATCCCATGCGGGATGCGCGCGGCGCGCGCGGCGTCGGTCATGTCAGGCTCTCCAGCAGGATGTGGCGCCAGCCGTGCAAGGCGGCGCGGGCCAGCAGGACGGGCTGCGGCCCGCTGCTGCACTCGAACCAGGTGCCACCATCCTCGCGCCGCACCCAGGCGAAGCCATGGCCGCGGCGGTGGCCGGAGCCATGGTCCCAGCCGGGCGGCACCAGGATCGCGGCGCCGTCCGTCACGCGGGTGACGGGCGGCATCGGGATCCAGGTCAGGGAGAGAGGGCTGCGCACGCGCCAGGCCTCGCGGCCCCGCGGGGCGCGGACGGACCAGCCCAGCGCCTCGAAGATCGCGCCCTCCACGGCCTCGCCCTGCGCCTGCGCCTCCAGACGCAGGATCACCTCGTCCAGCGCCAAGAGGCAGCGCGGGCGGAACAGGCCCGCGCGGGTGCGCGGGCCGGGCAGCCAGCGGGGGGCGAGGGCGTTCATCCGCGCCCCGGGTTCAGCGCGCCGAGGCCGGCCGCGTCGAGGCTGTCGCTCGCGATCTTCACGCCGCGCGACATCTCGGCGTGCGCGCACAGCACGCCGAGAAGCTGGCGGCTGCTCCCGGGCGAGGAGACGGCGACGCTCATCTGCCCGAGGCAGCGCGCCACGGCGATCAAGACGGCGCGGGGCGACGCGTCTCGGGTCGCCATCCAGTTCCACAGTTCGCGGGCCAGCTGGTCGGCTTCGCGGCTGATCGCGGCCTTGCCGTCGGCGGAAGTGTCCATCACGCCGCCCTCCCGCTGGCCGTCGGTGCCGTGCTGATCTCGACGGCCAGCGGCGTGACGATGAACTCCTCGCCCTCGCTGCCGATGCTCACGCCCGGCACCGTCGTCGCGACGGCCGGCTCGGCCAACATCGCCTCCTTGTTCACCTCGTGCTTCACCCGGAGGAAGCGCGCGAGGCCGAGCTGCAGCAGCGCCTCGACCACGCGCGGCACGTCCTTCAGGCGCACGCTGGGCGGGCGCAGGCGCCAGGCGATCTCGCCGGTGGCCAGCGTCACGGTCTTCGTCCGGCCGCCATCGGTCAGCGTCTGGCGGTTCGCCTCGGCCCAGAGCTGCAGGCCGCGGCGCAGGCGCTCGGCCTCCTCCGCGAGGGGCTTTGCCTCGGCCTCCGCCTCGGCCTTGCGGGCGGCCACGGCCTCGGTGGCCGCCGCCTCGATCAGCGCGACGTCGCGCTGCAGCTCGCCGAGGCGCGCGAGCATCCGCTCGGCCTCCGCGCGCGTCTGTGGGGCGGCCACCGTCTCGGCGGGCGCCTTGATCCTACGTGTCATGATGGGTGCTCTCCTGGGTCAGGCGCTCGCGGAGCGCGGTGATGCGGGCGGCATAGGCAGGGTCCGCCAGCCGTTCCTGGTGCCGGTGCAGGGCGTTCAGCACCGTGGTGTGATCGCGCCCCATGGCCTGGCCGATGCGCGGCAGGCTGTGGCCCGTCAGCTCACGGCACAGCGCCATGGCCGCGTGGCGGGGGTGGGTGAACTTCGGGCGGCGGCGGTCGCGCAGCAGGTCCACGGCGCGGACGCCGAACGCCTCCGCCGTGCGCTCGACGATCACGCGCATGCGCGGGGCGCGCGGCGCCAGCGCCTGGACCTCGGCGACCTCGGGATGCGGCGCGGCGGCCATCAGGCGGCCGCCGCCGCGGGCATCGCGCCCAGGCGCTCCCATGCGAGGCGGATGTCCTCCACCGCCAGCGTGCGGCCCTCATTCTGCGCGACCATGGTCGCGAGGCGATGGCACTTCTGGAGGTTGCGCAGGCCGCCGGCGTAGCGGGCCACGGCGCGCAGCTGCTCGCGCACGTCGCTCGCCTCCACGCCCCAGGCATCCAGCAGCGCCTCGACGTCGCCCTTCAGCGGCTTCGGCCGCTTCAGGCGCATGCCCACGCGGCTGTAGAGCTGCGCGTACTCCGCGCTCTTGCGCCCGCCCTCGAGCTTCCCCACCACCGCCTCGTTGCCGAGCAGCGCGATGCCGACGCCGCACTGGTCGTGGAAGGCGCGCAGCTGGTCGAGCATCGCGCTGTTCAGGTGCTGCGCCTCGTCCACGACGATGAGGCCGCCGGTGTTCAACAGCTTGTTCCGGATCGAGGCGCTGATGCGGTACTGGCTGCCTTGGTCGTAGGTGTTCAGCAGCCCGGCGAGCGCGCCCAGCAGGGCCCGCACCGTGTTCAGCGACGGGTCCGCCACCAGCTTCCAGACATTCGGGTTCGAGCGCGTGTACTGGCAGGCGGCGCTGGTCTTGCCGGTGCCCGGCGCCCCGGTGATCACCACCATGTCCGGCATGTGCTGCGCGTGCGACAGCACGTTCAGGATGGCCTCGGCCGTCGGCGTCGCCACGAAGCGCGGCCCCACCAGCACAGGGCGGACGGCCTGGCGCTTCGCGCGCGCCTCCATCCAGATCTGCACGCGGCTGGCGACGTTGGAGCCGTCACCCGCATAGGTGCCGCCGAGCCAGGGCGTGAGCGTCCCGTAGGCGATGCCGCTCTCAGCCGCCATCTGGCGGCGGGTGATGTCCTCCTCGCGGAGCAGCACATCCACGCGCCCGCGCAGCGCGTCCTGCTCCTCCCGGCTCCACTTGCGGGGCGTGTTGTCGTCTGTCACTTTCCACTCCTCTGTCGCAGTCGCTCACCCACGGCCCGCCGCACCCACGGCGGGCCGATGTCATTCGTCCTCGTCCTCAATCACCCGGAACTCGGGGCGGGCGCCGCTGGCGCGGAGCGCGCGCAGCACGCGGGCCTCGTCGTCCTGCTGGCGTTCCGCGTTGGGCTCGGCGCGCAGCGCGGCACTGCCGGAGAAGAGCGGGCGGACCAGGCGCGGCTCAGGCGGCTCGGCGGCCTCGATCTTCGGCAGGCGGCGCGCCAGCTCGTCGATCGACATGCGCTCCTGGATCTCGCTGGCCTGCCGGGTCGCGCGCAGGAACTGCTTCCAGCGGCGCGCCTGGGTCTGCGCGGCCTCAACGCTGTCGAAGCCCGCCGCCTCCTGGCAGTCGGCGGCGCCGAGGTAGCGGCCATCGGCGGCGTAGACGTGCAGCGGCTCGGCCAGCGCCTGGGGGTCGAAGCGCACCACCACCTGGCCGCCGCGATGGGCGAGGAGGAACTCGCTCCAATAGCGGTTGCCGAACAGGTGGATCGTGCCGTCCTGGCTGCGCACGCGCACCGCCTCGGCGGCCAGCAGCCACAGGCGGCGCTGCTCGGCGGTCGCGCGCCGGATCGGCACACTCGCGTAGCTCGCCGCGAAGGTCGCATCGAAGCTGCGGCCGGCGCAGGTGGGCGAGCGGCGGCCCTCACGCGCGTTGTGCTCGGCGATGCCCTCGCTCACCACCGCCAGGAACTGGTCGAGCGGGATGGCCCTGCTGCCGTAGTTGTCGGGCTTCGCCATCGGGCTGTTGCCCGTGTAGGCGCCGGCGAAGGCGGGGTGCTTGGCGAGGCCCGTGGCGAAGTCGCGGAAGGCGCGCTCGATGGGCTTCGCCTGCCCGTGGTAGGGCGTCGTCCAGTGGACCTCGACGCCCAGCGTGGTCATGAGCCCCTCGGGCTCCTCCTCGCGCAGCTTGAAGCGGTAGCGGTTCTTCTGGCCGCCGGTGATGCGCTTGGCGGCGAACTCGCGGCCGTTGTCGAGCCAGCAGGCGCGCGGGATCCCGAAGCGCTCCACCAGGTCGCCGAAGGCCAGGCGCACGCTGTGCCAGGTCAGCGCCTGGTCCACGCGCCAGGAGAGGATCTTCCCGCTGAAGAGGTCCTGGAAGGCGCACATGTGCGGGCGGGCGATGCTGCCGTCCGGCCAGCGCACGAAGACGTCCCAGCTGTGGCCGTCGGCATTCACCGCCTCCAGCGCATGGAAGACGCCGCGGTCACGGCGCTGGGCGGGGAACATGCGGCGCAGCGCGTCCACCCCGTCGCGCAGCAGCACGCGCTGCTGCTCGGGGATCGCCATCATGCGGCGGTGCAGGGTGCGCTCGGCCGGGATGGTCCAGCCTTCCCGCGCGGCGAGGCTCTGCAGGCGCCGGTAGCAGTCGGTGAAGTTGGGCCGCTCGGGGCGGAGGAAGTCGGCCTTGATCGCCTCCCACGCCTCGGGCGTGCAGTCGGCGCTCTCGCGCCCGCCGGCGTGGCGCGGCGCCAGCGCGGGCAGCCAGTCGGCGCGCGGCACGCCGTGCACCAGCTTCGCCCACTCATAGAGCGAGGAGAGCGCGATCTTCTGCTCGGCCGCGATCATCTGCATCGCCAGCACGCGGCCCTCGCCGGCGCGGACGAGGGTCTCGACGGCGTCGAGCGCGGCGAGGCGCGCGCGGGCCTTGGCTTTCTTCTTGTCAGGCTGGCGGGCGAACCACTCCCACAGCCCCTCGGCGGCGACCTCGGGCGGGGCTTCGGCGGCCTGGCGCTCGGCGAAGGCGAGCTTCGCGCGAGCGGCCATGGGAAGGCAGGCCAGGTGGTACTCGACGCCGCCGCCACGGCCGGCGCGGCGGCGCCAGCGCAGGCCCTCGTGCTCGGCGGCGGCGTGGCCGGCGCGCTCGATGGCGTCACGCACCTTGGCTTGGGTCGTGGGAAGGCCGGGCAGACCCATCTCGGCCAGCTCGGCCGCGCTGAACCACTCGCGGGGGAGGGGCTGCCCGTCACGCGGCATCAGCGGGCTCCGTCGCGCAGGAGGCGCCGGATGCCGTCCTGGCGGCGTCGCAGCGTCTCGATCTGTTCGTGGGTGTCGGCCAGCTCCAGCATCGGGAGCAGGCGGCGGTCGATGACGGCGAAGCCCAGCGGCTCGCACAGCATATCCAGCAGGCGCACGTCGCCGGTGGCGTGGGCGAGGGCGAGCAGGCGCACCGCGGAGATGTTGTGATCCTCGCGCGCCTGGCTGGCGTAGGCGTCGAGCATGGCAGGCGAGACGGGCTCACCCAGGTAGGCGGCCATGCGGGCCGCGATGTCCTGGCGCTTGACGCCGCAGTGCCGCAGCGTGAAGGCGACCGCGCGTGAGATGCGGCCCGCCACCGTGGCCGCGCGCACCGCCTCGGCCGGATAGGCCTGGGGCGCCTGCCAGTCGAGGAGGTCGGGCTGCACGGGGCGGGCGCGGCGGGGCATCAGGCGGCCGAGGCCTGCAGCGCCATCAGCAGCACCGGGATGGCCCAGAGCAGGCCGAAGGTGGCGAGGGCGAAGAGCACGCCGCCGAGCACCACCTGCCAGGCGGGGATCTCGGCCTCGTCATGCATGGGCGCGGGCCTCCACCAGGTCGAGGAGGAGGCCCATCGTCGCGCCTTCAAGCGCAAGCTGGACGATGTCCGTGGGCGTGATGGTGATGCGGAACTCGTCCTCCACCACCTCGCAGAGCCGCACCAGCTCGCGCGCCTGGCCGAGCAGCGCGCCGCGCAGGCAGGCGGCGTCATCCCAGGCAAGCGGCAGGTCCGGGTGGAAGGCCTGGATGCAGCGCAGCAGGCGGGGGCGCAGACGATCGCGCGGCGTGACAGGGGCGAGCGGCGCGGGAGGGACGAGCGTAAGGCTCATGCCGCGCGGCCCTTGTGGAGGGCGCCGAGGACGCGGCCCTCCTCCTGAGCCCGGACCTTCTCGACCGCCGCGATCAGCTGCAGCCGCGTGCTGTCCTGGCTCAGTAGCCAGTAGAAGAACCACTCGCGGGCCTCCTTGCCGGCCTTGCGCCAAGCGGCCTCAAGCCGGGACTGCGCCTGCTGGCGTTCGTCCCGCGCGATGCGCTGCGAGACCCCGTTCGCCTCGGCAATGGCGGCGGCGATGTGAGGGGCAGGGTTTTCAAGGCGGAGCAGCGCCTCCACCACGCGGAGGTGCTGCTCGGGCGGCAGCTTGGCGATGGTGTCCAGGGTGGCGCCGTGGTCCGCAAAGCGGGTGCCGGCGAGCCGCTGGCGGGCGGCCTCGTGGATCTTCGCGCGGCTCAGCAGGCGCTGGATGGAGCGCTCGGAAAGGCCGATCTTCTCCGCCGTCGCGGCGGTGAAGCGGCGCGGCAGGATCAAGTCGCCAGATTTGGCGACTTGATCGTCGTCGCCCTTCCCGCGCCGGTCCCCGCCATGTGCGGTCTCCGGGTGCAGCGCCTCGTAGAGGGCCTTGCGCTCGGCGAGGAACACGGCGCGGTCGAGCTCGCTCAGCTCGCGGCGCATCAGGTTCTCGTC